AAAGCTCGCTGATCACCGTGACTGCGGTGGTCGGGTACGGCGTGGCCAATACGCAGCCGGTCGAAGTCATGCAGGCCATCAGGCTGCTTGTCGGTGACTGGTACGATCACCGCGCCACGGTCGGAAGCTCGCCCAAGGTGGCGGTTCCGATGGCGGCCGCGGTGGACGCCCTTCTGGCCAACCACACGAAGCACCTGATCTGATGGACGCCGGCAAGCTCGACCGGAAGATCGTCCTGCAGCGGTTCACCTCGACGCTCGACGATTTCAACGAGCCGGTAAGGTCGTGGTCCACGCTGGCGACCCGCTCGGCCTCCTATGAGCCGATCAGCGACGGCGAGCGGTTCCGGGCTGGCGAGACGGCGGCGACGGCTTCGGCGCGGTTCGTCATCCGGTACGGTACTGCGGTGGCCGACCTCAACCCGAAGGACCGGCTGACCTTCGACGGCGACACCTGGCAGATTCTCCACGTCAAGGAGATCGGCCGGCGCGAGGGGCTGGAAATCAGCGCGACAGTCCGGGCTGATGGCTAGGGGCGTCAAGGTTTCGATTGAGGGCCTGCGCGAGGTTGACGCCGCCCTCGGTGAACTCGGCAAGGCAACCGGCCGAAACGTGATGCGGCGGGTGGCGCTCGCGCGGTTGGAGCCGATGGCCGAGCAGATGCGGCAGTTGGTGCCGGTGGACTCTGGCGACCTGAAGGACGGCATTTCCGTCACCACAAAGAACCCCAGACGGAACCGGAAGCGGTCGGAGGTCGAGGCTCACGCCGGGCCGGGTCGTCATCCGCAGGCCCACCTTCGCGAGTTCGGCGGCGACGGCAATCCGCCCAAGCCCTACGTCCGCCCCGCCTGGGATGGCGGCAAGGATGCGCTGCTCGAAGGTGTCGCTGACGACTTCTGGACCGAGATCAGCAAGGCCGCCGCGAGGAAGGCCAAGAAGGCCGCCCGACTGGCCGCGAGAGGGTAACGCATGGAAGCCGCCCTGATCGCCAAGCTGCTGGCCACGGCTGGCGTCACGGCGCTGGTCTCGACCCGCATCAACTGGAGCCGTCGTCCGCAAGGCGCGGCGCTTCCCGCCATTGTCCTGCAACGCATTTCCGGGACGCCTGACGTGCACCACGCCGGGGCGTCGGGCCTCGTTCTGAGCCGGGTCCAGGTCGATTGCTGGGCTGCGTCTTACGGCGCGGCCAAGGGCGTCGCACGGGCCGTTGAGACCGCCATCACGGCGCAAACCTTCACCCAAGGCGCAGTCCGCTTTGACGTGATCCTGATCGACTCCGAGCGAGACGATTCTACCGACGAGACCACCCCGCTTTTCCGAACCTCCCTGGACCTGATGGTCCATCACGCCAACGCCTCTTAAGGAGCAAAACACATGGCCGCTTCCGCTGCTGTTAACGGGTTTGGGGCGGTCTTCGCCTATCTCTCGACCGACCCTTCGACCTACACCTCTCTCGCCGAGGTGCTGTCCGTCACCCCGCCCTCGATCAACGTCGAAACCGTCGAGACCACGCACATGGGTTCCGACGACGGCTTCCGCGAATACATCGCCAGCCTGAAGGACGGCGGCGAGGTGACCGTGAACATGAACTACGTCGAGGCCTCGGCCACGCTGCTGCAGACGCTGGTCCTGGCCGGCACTGAAACCTTCCGCGTGACCTTCCCCGGTTCCTCGACCTACACCTTCTCCGGCATCCCGACCGCCTTCGCGTTCGATGATGTCGTGATCGACGACAAGGTGGCCATGAGCCTCACGATCAAGGTCAGCGGCAAGCCCGTCTTCGCGGCGGCCTAAGACATGGCGAGGTCCCATTCTCGATTGAGGATGGCGATCTCGCCGGAGATTTCGTCCTGCTGCTGGACTTCAACGCGCTGTGTGATCTGGAGGCCGATCTGCCGGGCCTGATGGATGGCACGGCCGAGATCAAGACGCCGTCCGCGATCCGGGCGGTGTTCCATGCCGGGCTGCAGGCTCGCCACAAGGACATCACCTTGCGCGACGCCGGAGACATCATCCAGGCCCTCGGCATCGAGCAGGCCGGCGATCTGGTCCGCCAGTCGTTCGAGGCATCGTTCTCAACGGCCAAGGGAGGCGAGGAATCGAACCGCCCTCGGAAGGCGCCCGCGAAGGCTGGTGCTGGGAACGGGCGCTAGGTCTTTGGTGTGAAGCCGGGCGCGACCCTGACGCCTTCTGGCATCAGACGCCCCGGCTTTATGCCGTTGTCGTTTCGGCCGCGGCTCGCGTGATTGAGCGCGAGCAACAAGGCCGCGCGTGGATGGCATGGCACGTCGCCGCCCTTCCCCGCCTGAAGAATTTCCCGACGCTTGAGCGCCTGATGGGCGTGAAGCGAACGGCCAAGGGCCAGACCGTTTCCGAGATGGAGGCGATCTTCGCGGCTTGGGCAGCAAGAGGATAAAACAATGTCTCAAGCTGTCGTCGGCGCGCTCAGGGTCAGCCTGGGACTTGATTCTGCTCAGTTCACCGCGGGCCTCACGGCAGCGCAACGGAACATGAAGCAAGTCGGCGACCGCATGAAGGCGGTCGGGGCAACGATTGCAACGGCTGGAATCGGCCTAGCCGTTGCGGCGGGCGCGGCGTTCGTAAAGCTCGGCTTTGATGCGCTTCGGGCTGCGGACGACATAGGCGATGCTGCGGCCCGGCTTGGCGTAACGGCCGAGGCGTTTCAAAAACTCGAGATCGCCGCCACGTCCGCTGGTGCTGCGCCCGGCCTGATGACCGAGGCGATGGATAAGCTCAACGTCGGGCTAGGCGCTTTCATGCAGACGGGCGGCGGTCCTGCTGCCGAGGCGTTTAAGCAGCTCGGCCTGTCAAGTCAGATCGCCAGCGGCCAAATCGCAACGGCGGATCAAGCGTTCTACGCGGCGGCGCGGGCGCTTGAAGGCATTGCCAACCCCGCAGAGAAGGCTCGGCTGTCTGCCCAATTGTTCGGTCGGGCTGCTGGCGCTGATATGCTTGAAGTCCTGGCACCGGGCGAAGCGGCGCTCCGGGGTTACGGCGAGGCAGCGGCTCAATCGGGCCGCATCATGTCTGCCGAGATGGTCGAGAAGTTGTCGGCTGCAAAGCTGACGATCGACACCACAAGCCAAGCCTTCATGCAGATGGCTCAGGTCATGGTCGGGGATCTGATTGTCGGGTCGATGGGCTTCCTCGATACCCTCAAGCCGATGATCGAGCAGGGCAAGGCGCTGGCCGCCCAGATCGGCGCGTTTCTGGGGCCGTCGTTCGCGGAACTCGCCGCCACGGTCAAAACGCTCATGGCTGGGCCGTTTGGCAAAGCAATGGTGGCCACGTTGAAGCTGATGGCCCAGGTCATCGGGACTTTGGCTGTCGTAGCGATCAAGCTCTTTGTCGAGTATCTGAACTGGCTTGCTGGGACCATTGACGGGGCCGCGCGGAAGATCGCCGGTTTCGTGGACAACTTTTTGACGGGCTTCCGGTTTCTATCGACCGAGGTTCCCGCGTTCATCCAGAAGATGGTGGACGGGGTCGCGCGGTGGCTGACCGGCAAACTGTTTGATGTGCTGAAGGGCGTCATCGATAAGGTGAAGTTCGTCAGCGACGCTTTCTTCCGGCTCTATGATGCCGTGGTCGGCAATTCGTATGTGCCGGACATGGTCGAGGGCATCGCGCACTGGATGGGCAAGCTGGACGCCGGGATGGTCAATCCCGCGCGCAATGCAACCGATGCCACGCGCGAGGCTTTTGAGACGTTGCGCGATGATGTGGCTGGCATCTTTGAAAGCCTGCTGACCGATAGCGAACGGGCGACCCGTCAGCTGGCGCGCGACATGGCCACCCTCGACAAGGGGCTCGCTGAAGGGCTGATCTCGCGAACTGAATACGAACAGGCTCGCGGCGGCGTTGCCGCTCAAGGGCTGGAAACCGGGGATCCGATTGCTCCGCTTGGCGCGATGGCTGACGGGCGCGACATTGCGACGATGATGCGAGAGGGCGTCAAGGCATCAAAGGACGCCTTTGACGATGCCGCCAACGCCTTTGCGGATACGTTCGCGCAAGGCATGGGCCGGGTTCTGGATGGCGACATCAAGGGCCTGTTCAACGATCTGTTGCGCGATGTGCTGGACAACGCCCTTCGCGATCTCGGCCGGACCTTGTTCAGCGCGATGGGTGGCAGCGCCAAGGGCGGCGGCGGCGGTTTCTGGGGCACCATTCTCGGCGCCATGAAAATCCCCGGCTTTAAGACCGGCGGCTCATTTAAGGTCGGCGGCTCTGGCGGTGCCGACAGCCAGCTGATGCAGTTCCGCGCCACGCCGGGCGAGATGGTGGACATCCGCCGGCCAGGACAGGACAGCGGCGGCAGCATGGTCGTTCACGTCAACCCCTCCCCATATTTTGACGTTCAGGTCGAGCGCGTAGCCGCACCGATGGCGGTGCAAGCCGCGGCCACGGCCTACGGTGCCACCCGGTCGGATATGGCCACGGC